CTTTTGAAGTTTCTTTCATAATAATTTTTGTGCTAAAATATCACAGATACATATCTGACAATATATTTCTCTGTTGTTTTGTTCACAAGATGCAATACAATATCAACATTAACGGATTTATTGGAGATGCAGGTTTCATGGGTGGAGATTATTTCACCTTGACAATGCTCAATGATAAGTTGAATGACATGCCATCTGAAACAACTGAAGTAAATGTCTACATCAATTCTGGTGGTGGATTAGTTACTGAAGGATTTGCCATCTATGATAGGTTAAGTTCTTTGCCGGTTAAAGTTAATACCATTGTTCTTGGATTATGTGGATCAATTGCAACAGTAATTGCTCAAGCAGGAAAGAAAGGAAGCAGAGAGATGTATCAGAATTCTGATTACTTCATTCACAATCCATCTTGGACTCCACAATCTCCAGATCCATTGGAAGCAGATGAACTTCAAAACCTGGCCAATGATTTAAAGGCAAATGAAGAGAAGATTCTGAATTTTTATAATACAGTTACCGGAACAGACATCCCATTGCTGAAAGAAAAGATGCAGGAAGCAAAGACAATATCTTCTGCTGATGCATTAGAACTTGGATTCATTGATAAAATTATTTACACATCAATTAAAGCAACTAACATATACAAATTTGTTGCTCACATTTCAAAACCAACAGAACCAATGAACGCATTTGAAAGCAAAATCAAAACCATGTTTGCAGATTTCAAGAATGAAATTGCATCAATTATCAAACCATCAGTAACTAATTTCTCATCTGTAACAGATGATGGAATTGCTATCTACATGGATACTGATTCTCTTGAAGTTGGAACATTAGTTTTTTCTGATGAAGCTATGACAATGCCATATGCAGATGGAGATATAGTTGTAGGTGGAAATATTTACACAATTGCCGGTGGTGTAGTTACTGAAATAGTTGAGACAGTTACTGAAACAGCTGAGAAGAAATTGGAAATAGCAAACGCAAAGATATCTGAATTGACAGCATCTCTTGAAGCTAAAGGAACCGAGATCAGCAATGCAGTGGAAATTGCAGTAACAGCAAAAGAAGTTGAACTAACAGCAAAGTTTGAAGAAAAATTCACAGCATTCAAAGGTAAGTTCTTCACCGGTGATAAGTTAAATGATGAAATTGTGCAGATCATGAAAACAGATGCAGAACCATCTGAAAAGAAACTTTCTCCAATCGAACAATACGCATTAAGAAACAAAAAATAATCCAAATAAATAACCAAAACAAAACACAATAACAATGGCAAATTTAATTACATCGGTTCCAGCAATCGAAACAACCAATTTTGAAGTATATTTCAAACCATTATTGAATGATCCGAGTATCCAGGCATTGCCATTTGATCTTTCTATAGGCAACATGCCGAGAGACATATTCTTCAATACAAACGTGGATAAACTTACCGGTGCAAAATCTGCATGTGGATGGTCATTCAAGGGGGATGCTTCTACATTCACCAAAAAGACATTGAATCCAATCGAATTACAAGCACCTGTTCAACAGTGTTATACTGTTCTATTGAAAAAATTGTTTGGTGATAAATTACCAGATGGTGCATTACGTGGTGAACTTTCTCCAGAAGTAGTTGATTTCATGGTGAACCAACAAAAATATGGTTTCAATCGTGATTTACTTTCTATCCTTTTCTTGGGTGATACCGGTGCTACTCCAGATGATTACTATTCTTTGTTGGATGGTGTTTATACTAAGTTGCTTGAAGGTGTATCTACAGTTGATGGAACAGTTGATGCCGGTGCAATAGTTGCCAATGATCTTTCAACTGCAAATTTCTTTGCTACAATGAGCAATGTATACAACAGTCAATCAAGACAGTTGAAGAACATGAGCAATACAGAAAAAATCTGGATTTGGACTCAAGCAGTTTATGACAAATACTTGAACTACCTGGAAGTAACTACACAAAATACAGCAGGATCAATCCAGACAACTTATGTTACTGATGGAATGGTAGCAACAGCATTCAAAGGAATCAAAATTTTCGTTCCACAGATTGTTGATGAGAGATTGGAAACAGATTTCTTGAGTGGTTCACCGGCAGGTCCTACTGATCCATATCGTGTTATCCTTACTAATCCTAAGAATCACATTCTCTTGATGGATGGTAACGGATTTGCAAATGCAGATGTGTTCCATGATAAGATTACTGACAATGTTTATGCTGTTGGTTCTTGCCTATTGGATTACCAATACGGTTATGGAGATCAGAATGTAATTGCAGGATTCTAAAAATAAATTGGGAAGGGGGTAATGCTCCTTCCCTTAACTTTTAAAATAAAAAGTAATCATGGCAACATGCACAACAAAAATTTCGGCAGGTCTTGATCCATCTTGTGAAGCACTTGATAAGATTGGTGGAGTAAATAAAACAATCTACTTTGGTAATCTTGATGATCTTACCTTTACTACAAACGTAGCAGGATACATTGATTCTGTTTCATTAACAGCATCTCCTTCTGCTTACCTTTATAAATTCATTGGCAAGACTAAGAAGAATGATACAAAGTTTGATCTTCAAGTAGGTGCAAACACTAATACCTGGAAGCAGTCAGTAATCGCAAAACTTTATTTTTACTTTCCATCAGAAAGATCAGCAATTGAAGCATTAACAAGTGCTGATGATCTTGTAGCTTTTGTTCAAACTGAGAGTGGTTTATTTGAAGTATATGGATGGACCAAAGGAGTTAGAGCATCAGCAGGAACCGGTGCAAACGGAATCATGATTCAAGATGATACATCAATGACAATAACTATTGATGGTGAAGAAGTGGAACTTCCAAAAGTATTGCAATTATCAACATCAATACCGGCAGAAGCAGGATACTTAACTGAGCAAATAGATGCACTTGATGCACTTTGTTAGTGAAGATATAATTGATCGGATTCTTTTAATGCAGGAAGTGGGATTTAATGCGAGTGAGCAGGACTCACTTCCTGTTTTGTTTAAGGAAGTATATGGATTTCAATTAGGTAAATGTCCAGATTGCAGAGTATCAGCATTTAATTCTCTGGTAAAATGGGCAAATAAAAAAAAGCAGAAACCAAAATCAACAACAATGGCATTATCTATTAAGAAGGAGTATCATGGGAAGAATTTTAACTTTCGTCATCAAGGGAAAGTGGTAGTAATTAACCATCAGAACATCAATGAAGAAAGGGCCAGGATGATGTTAGCATCTCCATATGCTCATGCTATAGAAGGTCAACCAGATAAAGTTGAAGTTGAGTTACCGGTAGTTACAAAGCAGAGTGATCTGGTAAAAAAAAAGAAGGATACTACTGCATCAATCTCAAAAGAAGCAGAGAAAGATGGTCCAGATTTAGTGAAAGCAGTAAAAGGGAAATTAACCAAGTTAAAAGGATCGAAGCAGTTGAAGGGGAAGGTAGGAAAGGGAAAGAAATAGCATGCGTTAAATCTCACATAAAAGCATTACAGCGAGCATATAAAGATGGAGTGGAGTATGCAGTGATATTTGAAGATGATGTGGAATTGATTGAAGGATTCAAAGATAAATTAGAACAAGTGATAGCTATTGATTTTGATATGGTTTATTTAAATGGAACTGATGGAGTAATCAGAAAGCCAAAGCCATTTAATCAATACTTGACCAAAGTGGAAGAGATGTATGGAACATTTGGATACGTGATCCATAGAAGATTCATTCCGGTAGCAATAGATTGGTTAGCCAGAGAATCATATCCATGTGATAAAATTTATTCCATGTTCATTGGATTGTTCCAGGTATTCAAAGTTAAATCTCCATTAGTTTTCCATAGACATGGAGTGAGTGATATTCAAGGATTGGTTCCAAAGAACTATAAACATTTAGAACGTGCAAAGTAAATTCTTCAGAAAAATATTCAAGGCCATTCCTTATGTCAATATGTTCGTTCCAGAAATAAAGAATGAATCCAAAGGAATTTATATGTATGGCAAGGATAACCTTTTGCCAAACAAATTAATGAGATGGGTTCTTGATTCTGGAACAGCGAAGAAAGCAGTTTCAAAGAGATCAACTTATATTTCTGCTGATGGATTCATTGATGAGAATGCATCAAATTTCAAGGTTAATGAATATCAGAGTGCTGATAAAATACTCACTGAGATTGCCGGATATCAAAGCTACTTCAAAGCATTCGCACTTCATATAGTTAGAGATGGAAATAATAATATTCATATCAAATCTGTTCTTCCTTTTCAGAATATCAGAAAAAAGTTAGATGGCCGATATGTTTATAATTCTACTTTCTCAAGTGTTAAATATGATAGCACAAAAGATCAAATCATTGAAGCATTCAAACCTGGTCAACTAACAGCAGATGAAATGATGTTAGTTAAAGACAATGGAGAATTATTTTATGCTTATAATAAGAGTGCTGATAATCCTAATTATCCTATACCGGATTACTATGCAGGAATAGAAGATATCAGAACATCATCTGAACTTCAGAAGTTTGATTTTGAAAGTGTAACCAATGCATTCCTTCCTTCAGCAATACTAACAGTGATTGGAGAATTGGATAATCAGAGTCAAGATGATACCGGTAGGACTGAGCAGGATTACTTTGATGAGAGTTTGGAACAGTTCACCGGCAATGTAAAAGATTCAGAAGGGAAAAGTGGAAGGATGAGATTGATGGTAACAACGGCCAGGACAAAGGATGAGATTCCTTCTCTTCAGACATTTGATGCCAAAGCCATTGTTGATGCTTCCAATATAAAGAGAGATATAATTGATAGGGCAGTATGCAGATTGTTTGGTGTTCCACCTGTCCTGGTAGGATTTGCAGATGCACAGGTTTTAGGTAATCAACAAGCATTAGCGAATGCAAGTAATGAATTAAACAATGATGTGTTAAGTGATCAGCAATTGGTAACTGAAACATTTGCATTACTATTTCCAGAGATTGAGAATTGGGACATTACATC